AACGCCCAACAGGTTCAGTTTGGTTAAAAACTACAACACCTAATTTAGGTGCAAGCTATAGTGTTAAGAAATGGAATAATGCAACCCAACTATGGGAAGCAATTACAGTTCCGTTATATCCAGACAATCAAACAGCTATATACGAATTAGATCCAACAAGCGGCGGAACTTCATTGCTATCCAGTGCTCTTTATGCGGAAACTAATGTTGCAGGTGATACACAACCTCTTGCAACAATTAAGTTACAAAGACGCAGAGGAGTAGCACCAACAACTATTAGTGGTAATAAGATTACAACAGGATCAATTGGATCTGGTTCTAAATCATTTACTGTACAAGCAACGGACAATGGAAGTGCAGCATTTAGCACTGCGGTAACTGTTTCAGAAACTTACACAGGTGCAGCAGCAGATGCTGGATTGTTAGCAGGTGCAATTAATTCTGCAAACATAGAAAATGTTACTGCAACAGTAAACGCTACTAACGGCGTAGTGATAAGCCATGCTTTAGGTGGTGAAATACGTTTTGTTGATACTGATGGAGTACTACTAGCAGCAGGATTTACACCTTATGTAAGTCCAACATCCGGCACACCAAACTTAATATATGTACCAGGAACATCAAGTAGTACAAATCCAAAGCAATTCCAAGCAACTTTATGGTCTCCTGTAAATGATGCTGGTAATGGCTTCTATACAGCAAAGCCTACAGAGGTTAAAGCCGGCACTGCAAACGGTAGACTTTGGTACAACTCAATTGTTGACGAAGTTGATATTTTAATACACAACGGCAGTGAATGGGTTGGACTACTATATGATGGTGCAAGTGGACAAAGTTCAAATGCAAGTCCGTTTTATGATGTAGATAATACAAAAACACCTGACCCAGAAGGTCCTATTGTTAGTGCAACTGCACCAATAGCTCAAAGCGACGGTACAGCTCTTGTACGTGGAGATCTTTGGATTTCGACCGCAGACTTAGAAAATTATCCAAGAATTTACAAGTATCGTGCTAGTAGAACAGACTTACCAATTGCAAACAGATGGTTTTTGGTAGACAGTGGCGACCAAACTTCAGAAGATGGTATACTATTTGCTGATGTTAGATACGGCGACTCGGGCGCATCGAGTGCAACAGCAGCTACAATTCCAGAATTACTTGTAAGCGATTTTGTTGACTTTGATTGTCCAGATCCTGCACTATATCCAAAAGGAATGTTGCTATATAATCTAAGACGTAGCGGATTTAATGTAAAGAAATATGTTAAAAACTATGTTAATACAGCTGGCAATAACCAAAGATATGGTAGTGGCACTGGTGAATCTCAAGCATCCTACTTTGCAGATCGTTGGGTAACAGAAAGTGCTAACCAAGAAGACGGTTCAGGTACATTTGGACGTAAGGCACAGCGTAAGGTTGTTGTACAAGCATTGCAGGCACTAGTAAATAGCAATCAGGACATTAGAGATGATGAATCCAGATTGTTTAACTTAATGGCATGTCCTGGTTATCCAGAACTAATTGGCGAAATGAAGTCATTAAACTATGACAGAGGCTTGTCAGCTTTTGTACTAGGTGATTCTCCATTCCGTTTAACAAGTGACGCAACATCATTAAATAATTGGGCAACAAACGTTAACCTAGCTGTTGAAGACAATGATAACGGTTTAACTACAACTGATCCTTATCTAGCAGTTTACTATCCAAGTGGTTTCACTAGCGATAATTTTGGTAACAATGTTGTTGTTCCACCAAGTCACATGATGATGAGAACTATTGCACTTAGTGACCAAGTATCGTTTCCATGGTTTGCTCCAGCAGGAACAAGACGCGGCGGGATAACAAATGCAAGTTCAACAGGATTTATTACTAGCGAAGGCGAATTTAAATCAGTAGCATTAAATGAAGGTACTAGAGATACATTGTATGCAAACAATGTTAACCCTATTACATTTATTACAGGTGCTGGATTGGTTGCATTTGGACAAAAAACAAGACAGCTTGCTGCAAGTTCTTTGGATAGAATCAATGTTGCTAGACTTGTAATTTACTTACGTAGTCAGCTTAACACACTTGCTAAACCTTACTTGTTTGAACCAAACGATAAAATTACACGTGATGAGATCAAAGGTGCTGCAGAAAGCCTAATGCTTGAACTAGTAGGTCAAAGAGCACTATATGACTTCTTAGTTGTTTGTGATGAATCTAACAATACACCTAGCAGAATAGATAGAAATGAACTACACTTAGACATTGCTATTGAACCTGTTAAGGCAGTTGAATTTATTTACATTCCGCTAAGACTTAAGAATACTGGTGAAATTGCAGGATTATAAAAAATGATAAATACTTTTAGATTAGGAGCAAATTAAATGGCAATATCAACACTATCAAAAATCACAGTGCCCTTGGCAAGCGGAGATTCCGCTAGTAACCAAGGCTTGTTGATGCCAAAACTCCAGTATCGCTTTAGAGTGTCACTGGAAAATTTTGGAGTTTCAACACCAACAACAGAACTTACTAAACAAGTAATTGATGTAGCTCGTCCAAACGTGTCATTCGAAAAAATGACTATAGACATTTACAACTCAAGAGTTTACCTAGCAGGTAAACATACTTGGGATCCAATTACACTTAACTTACGTGAAGATGTAAACAACAATGTGCAAAAACTTGTTGGCGAACAATTACAGAAACAGTTCGACTTTTACGAGCAGTCAAGTGCTGCAAGCGGACAAGATTACAAATTTACAAGTAGAATTGAAATACTAGACGGCGGTAATGGTGCAAACACACCAACTGTACTAGAAACATTTGAATTATACGGCTGTTACTTAGAAAGTGCAAACTATAACAGTTTAGCTTATTCTAATTCAACAGATCCAGTTAGCATTGCATTAAATATTCAATACGATAATGCTGTGCAGTCTCCACAAGGTACAGGCATCGGTACTGCTATTGGCAGAACTGTAAATACACTTGTTACCGGCGGCGGCGCCTAAACAATAAAATTAAGTTCCTAATCTTAAGGGGTGCTTTTTTAAGTACCCCTTATTCTTTTATATACGCACTTTTTAAATTGGATAAATATTAGTATGGGAAAGTTCACAGGATTTTTAGATAATTTAGCAAGCGGAGCATTAGGTCCAAAAGGTAACCTTGGAGACTTTAGACACGCTAGTAAAACATTTGTTACAGATGCTTTTAGATTAGCTCCTAAAACAAAATTTCTTTACCACGTATTTTTTGAAATAAACGATCAACCTGCAAGTATTTTGCCTGAATTAAAACAACGGCACAATAGAGAAATTGGGTTACTTGTAAAGAGTGCAGATTTACCTAAATATACCGCAACTGTTGACACAAAGAAAAAATATAATAGAATAAAAAATGTACAAACTAGCATTTCATATAATCCATGTAGCATCTCTTTTCATGATGACAATTTAGGTGTAACTAGTGCATTGATGGAAGCCTATTATAGGTATTATTTTGCAGACGGAAATTATGGGTCACGTCCAGAAGCATATAACAGACAAGTAAGTAAAACTGCTGCTGGAGATAATACATACGCCGGAAAAGAAAGAAACAAATATGCTTATGGATTAGATAATAATCAAAACGAACCGTTTTTTAAAAGTATACAAATTAGCCAGCTTACACGGAAAACATTCACTACATATACATTAGTAAATCCTACTGTTACAGATTGGGGTCACGATAGTGTAGATAGTGCAGATGGAAGTGGAACTATGGCAAATAATATGACTATTGCATACGAAGCAGTGTGGTATGATAGAGGCAAAATAGGAGTAGATAATCCAAAAGGTTTCGGAGATCCGTCACACTATGACACAACACCTAGTCCAGCAAGTTTGTTAGGTGGAGGTTCGCTAGGAATAGGCGGAGCAATTGGTGCTGGTATAAGTTTATATGATTTCATTACTAATGACGGCGGATTTAACAGTCCTCTTGAAGCAGGATTAGCAGCCGCAAATTTGGTTGCAAATGTACGTAACTTGAGTAGTGAAGGTATTAGGGCAGAAGGATTTAGTTTGCTTACAGGAGCAATAGGCGCGGCAGCTGGTACAGATGTAAGCGGAGTTGCAAACACATTTTTTCCAAAGAATGGTGGTAGCGGAGGAGCAAAAGATCTTGTGATTGCAACAGCAGCAGTTGCAGGATTAAAAGCAGTAACACAAGCAGTAAATAACAGTGATGCGGCCAAGGAAAGTGCTGCAAAAGCAGCATTTACTAAAACACACCAAGCTAACGGTGGAACTGGAGGAGTCAACGGTGCTAATGCAGCATATGCCGCACTATCTTCATCAGCACAGCAAGCACTTAAGGATGCTACATAATGTCAAGTTTACCAAAAAAAGAAACAACGTCAGAAGGCAGAACTACAGAATTTTTTGACAAATATTTTACAAAAAAAATAAGTTTTCCTACCAATGAAGTTGATGCTGTAATAGGTTTCTTTCTGAAAAGAGGTTTTGATAA